TTCTCGATGGTTCAGAACTTTATAAATTTTAACGGTGCTGACGACGTAGTTGAAGCATAAGTTTCATTCTGGAAGTCAAAAAATGATTAAAGACATTCGAATTCAATTTTTCTATATGAGTCACGGACGTCTTATTCCTTACGACTTTAGATATCAGGATCACATCCTGAAGTTTCAGGTTGAATGTAACACTGGAAAGTTCAAATCACTCTCCAAGCACACTGCACCAGATGTTGGGGTTTTACCGCCGCCTATAAGCATCCCCGATTTTGAGGATCCGTATAGATGGAGACAATATGTCTTGATTTCTATAATTTTATTTTTTGGTGTGCTTACTCTGGTCATCACACGTAAGAAAGCTTAGCGGGTGACAGCGTACACGGGAGCGATGGGCTTCTTCACACCGGGGGAGAAGCGGGCGATCACAAGGTACACAACGACGGAGAGGAGAGTCGTGAACAGAGCGGTGAGACCGTAGTGGAGGCCGCCGTTCTTCTGGACGCGGACAATCTGGTTGATAGCCCAACGAACGAGATCAAGCCACGAGATGGCAGCCGCGAAGGAGAAACCCGCGACGACGGAGTTGAGAGACTGAGATTGGAGCTCCTTGGTGAGAACCTGAACAGTTTCGAGAGCGGCGGTAGACATTTACTGTAAGTATAGAAAATTATTCTGGTAATAATTCAACCTCATCTAGGATTTTCTTGTACTTCTGTGTAGAATAACCCTTAGTCCCCTGATTGTTTTCTTCCGACTCAGTGTCAGAATCCGAATCACTGTCTGATTCTGAGTCACCATCTATAACCTTAAATTCATTATTAGTCCACCCCACTGGGTCCATTACTATTAATAGCATTTTTTAACATGACTTCTGTCGGATTTTGAGGCTGCCACGAATCCCATCTGTCATAGGCTTCATTGATACGTTTGAATCTTTCTTCTGTACCAGAGTATCTTGCGAATGGTGGACAGTCCTGTTCGTCAATTTCTTCAATGATGTCATCTCCCTCTTCTTCATCCTCGTCATCTTCGTTATAAATTTCGGGGAATATAGTTCCGATATCCTCCCCAACTGTGTACATGGCACAGTACTTACTTGCATATTCGATATCTTCTGGGAGTACAATATCTCTCCCACAAGCTTTCGCATATTCACAAGCCAACACCATGGATTTTTCCAATACGGGTGTGACAATGTTCATCATTGTACTGATGTACTGCTCGGCCATATTGTCACCCGAATCACCAAAACCTGTTTGCATGTTCATGTCGTATTAAACATTACTCGCATCATACCTTTATCTAATCTAAGTATGTTGTAGCTTAAAGCGTATATATCGACGTGTCTATCACTTGTTGTATTCTCTGTCAGGTTGAACGTGAAAAGTTGGTTATTTACAAGACTGAAATTCACCTGTCCTGTTGGGAAATGTTGTTCAGGTTCCATACAGAAACTGTATGTGTAGAATCGCCTTATAAGTGGTGTCTTTGAATGATGGATAGCTGGTTGTATAGCCTTGAGGAATGCGAAGTTGCCTGTATCTTGATCTAATATTTGTGTGTCGTTTAATTTGAACTCTAGACTCTTTAGATTTTCATAAAAAATCAGTTTGTTTTCACTGGTGATTTTATCATTGTCGTAATCAAATGGTGATACAAAATCTAAATACTGTTCGTTATTTACACGCTTTACAATGAAGTATAATTCTTTTACTGGATTTAGAAACGAGGTTCTAAATTTATGTGATTCGATAGATCTGGGTGCTAAAAATCTATTATGTTGTAATTGTGTTATTATATAATCTCTCCTTTTATCCTTTATAATGGCCCGTTCGTATTTGTCTAAAAAGGCAACTTCTAATGACAATTTACACGATAGAACCTGTTTTGGATAAACTTGAGATACATCTTTATCGACGCCAACTACTACACTTAATTGCTGAGTATTTATATTTTTTACTCTTATATATCGATTTGGCACGTTGGGATCTTCATCATACAACGATACTATATGTTGACCATTAGTTGAAACGTCTCCAATACCAAATGTACCTATGGTACTGTTGTCATTCTCCTCATGTACACGACTCCATGCATTATTTTTATACGTGTATACTTCTATTAGGGTTCGATTGGGTGTGGGTTCAGATTGCACGTAAATGATTGTATTACCGTCATCTACCATGTAAAATTTTTTAAAAGTACCACTACCAACGGCTAGAGATGATTTTTGTTTCCACCCTGCTCCATCAAAAGAATATATGTAAGTAAAAGTAGATGTTACTATCGCTGCCAGTGTCCCATCTTTACTGAACTCAAATGCTAATGGGGAAGATTGTAAATTGATTGGTAAACCCTTAACAAGTGTTCCATCTTGATTGATAGTAAAAATTCTAATCAAGTTGTTTGTTGATGAATCGTGTTTAATAAATCTATTCACATCCTTTGACACAGCTACAATCTTGATGTCAGAACTAACAAAAGTAGATTCTGATATCGTTCTCGCGTCCGTCAAAGGAGTGGTCGGATTTGATATGAGAAACGTTTTAATATCGTCACCACCATACATAGTAAAAGCGGTTTCATCATCCGAAAATTTAAGACCTTCTAAAGACGACCCAAATGCTGTAGTAGCTAAAATGTTTGGTTGGGGTGGTGTTATCCACGGTATTGCGGGATCTGGATCCGGGATTCCTTCTACATACTGAATGTTTCTATAGTAGTTATCGAAAACTTCATAGATAAGAACCTGATTAGTTACATGATCCTGTACAGCAAAATATCTACCCGTTTTGGATATAGAAAATTTACTAAATGTTAAACCGGCACTACTAAGATTTACTCTTTTCTGGTTTAGAGACGCAGCGTCTGTGATAATTAACTGTTGAAATCCAAATGATATGTCGGTTCTGCTATTCACGCGAACCTGGTTACCAGATAAATAATGATCTACTCGAATTAAACCATTATCAGATATTATTGTATCATTTAAAGGCCCAATAGGTAAAAATTCGTTCGTATTTTGTGAATATGAAGTACTCGAATTAAAAGCAACAGTATCTTGTACTTGAGCTATTAAACTCTGATAACCTGCACCATACACATTACTTCCAGCGTCGACTATATTTTCGACACTTTTTACAACAACCTCGTCATACCCTTCGACTGAACGAGTTAATTCTTTGAGGTTAATTACATCTGTCCCAGTAGATCTGGTGATGTGTAATTTTAATTTATCGTCACTCATTGAAGCAAACGTCCCACCATCACCTTTATATCTATGGACTTCTGTCCACTGTGTTGTGGTTCTATCATAAACATATAAACGACCAACCCCGTTTTTAAGTGTTGTACCATGATCGTACTGCTCATTTACGTTATACACAAAAAAACTGTTTCCATCCTTTGAAAATGTTATTAAACCGGACTCAAACAATGTAATGTTTTGGCCATATCTAAACCAGTCAGTTGTATAACTGTATATATACGTAATGTTGTTATTTAACACAATTAATAATTTTGTACCATCGTGTGATAAATGTACCTGAGATATTGGACTATTAACTGCTTTGTTGAAAAAACCCCCTAAACGAGTTCCGGTGCTTATGTTAAATATTTCAATTTTTAAACCCGTACCTTCTAGACAATAAAAATTACCATCACCCGACAACGCCAGTATTGATGGATTGGGTGTGTGTGTATAATTAGACCCATTCCATATAAACAACCCCGCACCAACTTCTAATATAACATTTCCATCATCTGAAAATTGTATAGTATTACTGGTATTAATTGAAGCTGTGTATCCAACCCATTGACTATTTTCGTATCTGTATATATTTACAGGTGTCACAATTATGTTCATACCTGGTGATACTACACCAGTTCCATTGAATGTAGTCTTTCCTATTATTTCAATATTACCTCCTACAATAGAAGCGATTGTGTTTCCATCACGAGATACACTAACAACATCCGATTGAATCTGTTCATTAGATATTAAATCAAAATCTAATGTAGTTGTTTGGAGAGATGTATCTATTTGTGGGTCGGTTTTAACGAGACAATGTTTTAGTTCCCTAAATTTAACTTCGAGTCGTATTTCTTGAAAGCACATAGCACAAAGGGGTATAGATAATTCGGGTTTACGATAAAAGTAAAAAGGTATATCTACAAACAACTTTCTAGTTGTGGTAGCAGGTCCTAAGTGGCCTAAAATAACTCCACTTGACACTGGTACATCGGATGTTCTATCCGGATATTTACCTATCAGTTTTTCGAGTGCTTTTTGTTTAGACTGAGTGTAATTTTGTTCTGAATAAATTTGAAGATAATCACCTGGTATATGCTGAACCTTTTCGTCTCCAATATACATATCGACGTATTCAATTATACCATGACCAATTGACTCAATGTAACCAATACGTGTCAAATCGGAACCCGCAATCTTATCCAACTCTATTTCTAAGCTCACTGTCTTAATAAGATCACCTTGATCCTTGGGTATAGTTATACTGACAGTTCTTCCAAATTCTATAGAGTTATCCATATCCAATTTAACAAACTGTGTAGTGTAGTTTGTATGTTTTCGAAATAACTGAACAAAGTACGAGTAATCTGGGTTATCAGTAAAATATACGTCCTGAACACCCCTCGTTGTAAGCTGAATTCTTCCAGCCATTACTACTATACACCGTTAAAATTTTAAACCCGCAAGACCGCTTTCGATGTGCAACAAATTGTAATTAATTGCATAGATTTTTAGTGTTACATTTGCGTCATTAGATTCTATGTCAACAGTCATGCGTTTATGAAATATTCTACTCATGTTAACATGACCACTTGGGTAATGTGATTCAGGGTATTGTGCAAAACTATAAACACCAAATGGTGATTCGTCTTCCGAACAGTTTATATGGTAAAGTAAAGGTTGTTCGTATGTTAAAAAAATATGGTCACAATCAAATACATTCATGTCGTTAAAATCGAGTTTGACATTTTCGATTTTGTGATATGCAGTACCTTTTTTTGCTACGAATAGAAGTTCTTTAACGGGATGTCTAAAATTAATCATGAATGTTTTTTGTGTTTCACTTGGTTTAAAGTTAACTTGTGAAACCTGTACTTGTGATATCATGTATTGAAGAGGTAGAGACTGTAAATATAACCTTTCTTCGTCACTTACAAATACAAACTCCGTGTCGAGAGACATATTCAATATTTCACCTTCAACACCTGAAGAAGGTATAGCACCGTTTATAATATCGGTGAGGTTTCTTAACTTCAATACTACTTCCACTTGTTGTTTAGATAATGCAGATGTCGGTATAGCAAGAGAAGTTACACGGTTAAAATAAAATGGGAGATCTATGAAAAAGGTGTGTTCACCTGTGAAATCAAATACCTGACTTCCATGACCATTGAGAAAATAAAGAGTTTGTTCTATATCATCGATCGTATTGTATAATTGTTGATGCATATACATATATTCACCTGTAAGACGTTGAATTAATTGTCCACCTATGTATAGGTCGGCAGTTTCTATCAGGTCGGTACAAAATGACGGTTTGAAATTTAATTTGTTTCCTTGTCCGTCAGTGGGGGCGGTCAGTAAAAACTTTACAGTCATACTCTTTACCAAATCACCCTTGTTTTGTGGAATTTTACAGCGTAACTCTTCACCATACCCAACGGTACCATCAAACGGTGTTTCAATTTGCTCTAAAGCAAACTTTGTATGTCGCTTGAACGTTGTCAGGAAATAGGAAAATTCAGGATCACCTGTAAGCCACTGATCCTGAACACCCGTCACTGCAAGTTTTACAGCTCCGGACATATCTAATATGTGTGAGTAAAATATTCTCAAATAAAACGGGACACTAATGTAGATGAATCTTCAGTTGAAGAAGTTCAATCCTGCGACTATGACAGATGATCGCGTGTGTGTATTTATAGGAAAACGTAATACAGGTAAATCAACTCTCGTAAAAGACATCATGTATCATAAAAAGCATCTTCCTGCGGGTATAGTTCTCAGTGGTACAGAAGAAGGGAACCATTTCTATTCCGAATTTATTCCAGACCTGTTCGTTTATGGCGACTACGACAGAGAGGCTATAGAGAGGGTGATGGCTAGACAACGTAAACTTGTAGGTGCTGGTAAAACCAATTGTGGTGCTTTTATGTTACTAGATGACTGTATGTATGACTCAAAGTTCCTTAAAGATACTTGTATACGTCAATGTTTTATGAATGGTAGACACTGGAAGATATTCTTTATGCTCACTATGCAGTACGTAATGGATTTACCCCCAGCACTTCGTGCTAACGTGGATTACGTCTTTATTTTGCGAGAGAATATCATACAAAATAGAGAGAAGCTTTACAAATCCTTTTTTGGGATTTTTCCTACCTATGATATGTTTAGTAAGGTCATGGACGCTTGTACCGAGAATTATGAATGCCTTGTGTTAGACAACACAGTCAAGAGTAATCGTATTCAAGATTGTGTATTTTGGTATAAAGCAACACTTCGAAAAAATTTTAGAGTCGGTGGTCCAGAGTTATGGGCAGCTCATAGGAAAATGTATAATCCCAAATACCTATCTCAACAAGAAGCTGATGCAAAAAAAGCCACAAAGAAAACCGCGTTAACCATTACGAAGAAGAAATAACCAGGCTGCGTGTTTATCTATTACTAAAAAACATAGATCAATACTAAATGACGGACATCCGTACTATGAATTTATCTGACAATTCCGACGCCGGTATGGTTCAGCTTAATCCATCGACGTCTTTTATTACGCAGAATAATGAAGAAAAAAATGTCAGTGAAAATAAAGTTACTATGGACTCTACACCTATTTCCGAATTAATGGGACAGCCCGACCCTATGGAGGCTCAAATGATGGCACCCCCTACCATGGCCTCTCAGATGCCTTCTCAGGTTCCTATGCAGATGCAGATGATGGCTGCCTCTCCCCAACCTGTCATGAATGAAACTCCCACAAAGTCCCCTGAGTCCAAGAACCCTTTTAATCTTACCGATCAACAGTTACAGGCTCTTCTTGTTTCTGCTTGTACAGCCGCGGCGATTAGCACACCTGTACAAGAGAAGCTCGCTACGATGATTCCTCAGTTTCTGAACGACGCTGGTCGTCGAAGCCTTATTGGCCTTGGTGCCACTGGTCTTGTTGCAGCTATTCTGTTCCATATTAGTCAGACGTATGTTCTTAAGGCTTAAGGAACTTGTTCCCAACCCATATTGCTGTAGATCGATTTGTCTACACCCATGAAATATGTAATACACGCTCCAATTATGAACGCGGCTAGAAATAAGAGACTCACTTCCAAGCTCTTCCTTCTATCCTTCCCATAATCTTTGATTTGCCCCTTTAATGTTTTAACGAGACGAGATAGACCTTCTACAAGAATGAAAGCGATGATAGTCGAAGAGAAGAAGAAACCCTTATCGACAGCTAACTGAGGAACTTGACCAACAATTAATCTAAGCATGTTTGGTATAACAATGGTCATCAGAGCTAAGTTCGCATGATAGTTCCTGGTGTATATAGGAACCATCGTTATCGCATAGACGATTATCCACATGAACACCGCAGTGAAAACTGTTGACACTGGTGTTTTCATTTGGTGTATACATAGATTATTTATCCTGGACATGCATACCACAGAAAGGTGTTTCGGTTGGAATGGATTCATAAATGTTCAAACGTATACAGTGATCCTTTAGTCTGTTGTAGGTTTCCCAATATTTTTTGGAATGATCAAATTCACTTACTAAAGAATGTGCAAGTTCGTGGATCAATACATGAAAGATTTCATTCACCTCACCATCTATACATAATCCAATCTCCGCACCCTTATTGAGATTGTAACCAACCGTACCCCTTAACCTATGATGGGCTGTTATGGGTATCGGATGTTTCAGTTTTTCGAATTCTGTACCTTCTACATTTTCGTGTAGAGTCTTGTACCTCTCTTTGACCAACCTCAACTTCATGGGTTCAGTTGTAGTCATGTATAGGTATACATTAATGATAAGCAGCAAAACCACTGCTATCATTTTCTATATACAAACATAAATTTACTGTACAACTCTGAGATGTGACTTCCTGATAAGTTTTCCCATAGAGTTAGACTAAACCCATTTGACTCTAGTTCATTAATAAGATGATCTCGATACGCAACAGGTTCAGCTTTTGGACCATCTGAATAATATGGTGTATCAGTGAGATGTACAAAAAGTTTTTCACCAAAGCCCCCGTTACCATGTTCCTTCAATTTGAAAAAATTACCCATCTCATCTTGTAGCGGTGTCCTCATGATAATCTTTTCAGAATCCGGGATAATCCCTATGAGTTTTCCACCAGGTTTCATTCTTTTCTTGATTTCTCGTATCGAATCCTTGAACAATTTCTCAGACGCAAATATATAGTGTAAGGAAAAGTTGAAACATACCACGTCGTATCTTCTGTTAGGACAATTGAAGATATCGCCATGATAAAAGTTCACACGGATCTTCAAATTCTTTGCTCTAGATTTTGCTTCTTCCAGGGACTTTTCATCTGGGTCACACATACTTATATTAGCCCCCGCATGACGCCATTTTTGAAGATCACCCCCACAACCACACCCAACATCAAGTATAAGATCTCCGTTAACAGTTGCTTTTTGGATAAGATCTTTCTTGAAAGTGTTATGAGCTTTTCGTATATCTTCCATATCATCATAACGAAACAAAAGCTTAAATAACTTAGGTTACAAAGAACTTAAAGTTTTCGTGTATAGTATCAATATAATGGGTTCTCTTGAACAAGATTATACTACCGTTCCCGGTCAGATTTACGCGTGTCTCTCTATCGTTGGTCCCGAATGCCCACAGAAGAATTCACAGTTTGGTATTAAGATCAGGGGTTGCTTCAACACTCGCCCAGAGGCTGAGAGCCATGCCAAGCGTCTCCAGAAGGAGGATGCGACTTTTGATATCTACGTCGTCGATATGTACAAGTGGCTTCTGATTCCTCCTGATCCTGCGAAGATTGAGGACGTTCATTATACGAACGAGAAGCTTGAGGAGCTTATGCAGGGTTACAAGGAGAACCAGGCTGCAGCCGTCAAGATGTTTGAGGAGCGTAAGCGTGACATGATTGAGGGGAAGAGTCACTTCAAGCCTGGTGATGAGAACTCTAAGTTTTACAACAAGCCAGATGAAGCTCCTATCAGTCATCCAGCCGAGGTACTAGAACGTCTACAGAAGGAGAATCCTGATACTCCCATGGAAGATCTCGTAAAGAAGGCCGACGAAATCGTAGCTGAAGAGATGAAGGAGAGGCAGGCAAAGCGTGAGGCCGACGCGAAGGCGGCTGAGAACCTTGAAACTGTCAAGGAATAATATAAAATGTCTATACCTATTAAGAATGTTCAGTGTGTTGATTAATATCATCACACTCCTCATCGTATTTTTTGTAGCGTACTTCTTTTTCACATCACCTGAGATTGTCAAAAAGAAGATGAATACAGCTTCGGAAGTTTTAGCCGCACAACTTAAGGACCCTGTGGTCACAAGTCGTGCGTATTTTACTGATCGAAAAAGGGGTTCAACTGGTGAATTCGTTGGTAACTTTCCCTGGAGTGAGAAGGAATGGATATATGGTTATCCACTTAGCCAGGCCTGAGAATCACAGGTTGCATCGTTTTGCCCATAAAGAATCCTAGTAAAAAGACAACAAATCCTACGATCCATGTCGTTTTATCAATGTTTGCAAAAAAATCAACCTTTGGTTGCTGAGATTGATACATGGGAGGAGGCATCATCATCATGGGGGGTGGAGCTTGTTGATAATACTCATGATCCTGTTCCGGTTCTTGATCCTGAATATGCTCATCCTTGTTAAAATCTATGGGATTGCCAATGTCTGCTTCCATTTCTATAATTGTTTTTCATTTTTTTAAGTGGAAATTTACTCACTATACTCCTCTTCCTCGTCGGAAGATTCATAATCCTCGTCCTCTTCATCATCACCGACTACGAAGTCTTTTAAGTTTCCATCATCATCTGCGTCTTCTTCGTCATCTTCGTAGTCGTCTTCGGAACCAATCTCATCATCAGTGTCGATGTCACTGTTGTCATCATCCTCATCATAATCATCCTCGTCATAATCATCTATGAGTTCTTCTTCGGGAGAGTAAATCTCAGGTTTCTTAATACGGCGACCAGAACGGGAAATCATTTGGTTCTACTATAGTCTACTGTTTAAGTATTTAGGATGAAACGCAGTGTTTTTGTTAATAGATGCATCCATTAACATCTTTTCGGCATAATAACCTATCTGCAATACAAGGTGCTGTATATCTTCTTGAAATTCGGTCATTATCCCAATGTTTTCTAAACTCGAAAGTGCTATATAAAGAAACTTTCCTGCAAATTCGGGATCTTCATTAAGCTTGTTTTTGAAAACGTTTATGTTTGTAATAAATGCAAAGAAACCGTCTGGGTCTAATCCTGAGTATTCGTGTACCTTTTTTATTAAAATGTCTAGATCATTACTATGAATAGATTTCTTAGTAAGAAGATTGGATAAATATGTAGCAGTGGTCAGTAAAAGTCCTGACATCTTATTTTTTGTCTGGAAATAAAATCTCCTTGGATTTTTTGTTTATAACACTCCTATGAGTTTTAGACGGAGTTTTTGAGTATACAAAGTCAATTCCCGTTTTATCTATCACTACTTCACATTCTGGGTCTGTAGTTGTAGCTGTGTACTTACCACCTTTCTTTTTAGAGATGCTTGTGATGTCCATGGCCTGAATATTCTTGTTAATGAACTCGTTAAGTATAGGAATGGCGTCGTCTATCGACATTTTTTGTTTGTTTGGTGGTGTGATAGTTCTTTTAGGTGGTGCTGCATCTGGGTACAACTTGCTAACAAGTGAGGCTGGTAGTCTATTCTGTTCACCCCTGAAGTCTGCACAAAAGCCATTATTCCTACCAATGACTGTTTCACATGTGCAAAAGCATTTCTGAATGATTACGTCACCGATTACATGAAACCATACATGATTGGAATTGTGCGAACGTCCCACATTCTCACAATATCTAGATGTTGTTGACACAAGAAAGTGGTCTTTATGCGTGAATACTTTAGTGATTCTAGCATCTTCCTGACCTTCGAGATTTTTTCTAATGAAAGTTTCGAGATGGGCTACAGCCTCGGAATTAGTTAACTCATCTTTCATCTGAGCCTGTGTAAATGAACCCTCTTCTCTCTTCTTACCATCGAGTGGTCTTACAGTTTTAACATTTGTGTCCTCTGTACGAATGATAGACATTTTGAATATCTCGATAGATGGTTTGTGAGAAATAGGGTTCATTAGACAAAGGACCGGACCATAGACATATTTAAATACGGGTACATATGGGAGCTCTGTAATCTTTCCATTATCATCACACTCGGAACACCCCTGTCCACCACACACAAGGTGCTTCCCCTTTTTGTATGACCACGGAATCCTGAATCCACTTCCCTTCGTTCGCTTCTTCGAGTCACCATATACTGAGCAGTCAATGATTTGATTCCAACTCTTGGATTTGAACACAGATTTCAAAGTTGCTATAACATGTTCTCTTACATTCAATGCATTCTCTTGATCTACAACAAAACCCGGCCAGTTCATATGAACTCCAGTCTTGATAAGATTATCATCTACTTCCTTTGGCTTAGAAACACAAATGAGACAATCTTTACCCCCTAAAGTCTTTACCTTGTCACAAATGATTCTACACAGTTTCTGAATATATGGAAGATCCAATGCCTTCTCATCTTTGTAGTCAATATCCAAAAAGAAGTTATAGGTTGGAGTCTTCTGTTCCACCAAATAGAGTTTTTCCTTGTTCTTCACGGCTTCTACGTATTGCTCACAGAATTCGTCAAGCTTGTCGAATGGTATCGAAAGTACTCCACCATCCATGAGAACGTGTGAAGTAGCTTTCGCATTTTTAAATTTGTTCTTGGAACACCAGCTCCTGAACATACTTATTTCTATTTGGAGTCATTCTTTTAATCATCTTGATAGCTGTCATATAAAATGGATCGCATACAAGAAACGTCCACATGCTCTTTAATATCGGTGCTAAGATTCTTTTTAATAACAAGAAGTTCATAGACTGTCTTAGTTTTGACACTCTCAATATATTGTTCCGCCCTGCGATCACTGTATGCTTTGTTATCAATAAGAAGATCTTTGATCTGCTTTAAAATGTAAGTCTTCGACTTCATTCCTATTTTATACTAAATGTTTTTCTATTTAACGAAGTTACACACGAATAGAACTGAGGGTTCTGAATCACATTTCGTATAATCAGATCCCAACGTTTACGAGCATTAAACTCTTCTAAAGTATCAAAGCTCATAAAGTCATTCTCGTCGTATGTTTTCTTTATCGGCTCTTTATTAATTTTTTTTAAATTGGTCTTCGCCTTCTCATCATTAAACTTCTTAATCATATTGACCTGATCAGTACGTTTAAAGTTGACGAAAAAGACGTAAACGTTGTATACTAATTCTACTGTGGGACTTTCCTTGTGAATAAAGTTGAACTCTGTGTATTCACCCTTTTTCAAGGAAACAACTCCCCGTGTCTCCTCCTCTAGCTCTCTAAGAGCACATCTCAAAGGATTGTAAATTTCTCTACGTCTGCACCCCCCTGTGACAAAAATCCAATCCTTAAATCTACGATCCCTCACGGTCAGAAACCGTGGGCGATCGCCTTCAAATGTTACTGGAATAGCTATCGCTTTGTATTTCTTCATTGCTCATTTAGCAAGTTATAATATGCGAATATGTTTATTCCTCCTTTTTCTCCTCAGTAACAGGAATCTTAGTAACGGTTTGGGGTTTCGCCTCATCTTCCACAGGCTCAATAGTGAGACCCTTCATGAGGTTAACGGAGAAGGTCTTCACAGCGTGAACATCCTCCTTGGTCTTTCGCATATCGTTAAACATGTAAGCAACGACAGCAATGCAAACAATAACACCCGCGATCATCATGGTTTCGCGATCAAAAGATAACATCTTATGTGTAATAGACGTTGATTTCTTTTAAGCCGAAATTATTGCACCCATTTTAGTCTTTCCTTTCTGAGTACACGCATCATCTCCTCCAATAAATTGGAGACGCTGATACCTCTCAGCTTCACACTGCTCCTGCCTGGGCTGGACTTCGACAATCTTTTCAAGTGTCCTGGATTTGGGATTGTATGTCAACACGAAAACTGCTCCTAGTAAAAAGACAATCAACCAGAAGTTCATTTTACTAGTAGTAAAGATTATGTTATAGTGACGGGTAAATTTAGTTACTGTATAATAAGCCACCCATACCATTTTCAACCCTTAAAATGTTGAAATTGACGGCATAAATAGTGTCCTTGAAGTTGCTTGTCTCACTGACAATGCGGGCAGAATCAAGTCGGCTAAAGTTAAGCGAACCTGTGGGCTGAACCCTGGAAGTGTCAAGGCAGAAGGGGAAAGCGTAAAGCTGGGGATCAGACTTAGCGCTGGGGGCGTGGTAGTAAGAAGCGGTGGAAGTGTAGTGAGGATCGATGAACTTGTAGTCGGTGACATCAGTGCCATTAATCTGAATCTTCACACGGTTAGTAGCAGTGTTAACACTGTCAGTGGCAACATTGCTCGCGGCAAGGAACTTGACTGGGTGGTTGAAATTCAACTCCTGAGTGCGACCCATAGAAGGAAGAGACTTCTGAACCTGGGTAATAAGGATGGCCCTGGGCTCACTGGCGATGAGTTGACGCTCATCGGTGTCAAGGTAGATGAAGTTAGCGTGGCACTCAACACGACGAGTAGCACTGTTCACAGCGGCGTTAGTCGCCCATCGGA